GTAGATTTATCTCTATTTCTCTTCTCAATCTTATTTAATGCACTAATTCTCCTTAAAGTTATGGCTAAGTTACATTATAAATTCCTATTCTAGGTGTTAAAACCAATCATCATTATTGTCAACAGAATATGGCTTGATGCATGTTATGTTATCCTTATTATATAAAAACTGTAGCAATTTGACATGTCCTTGGAAATTAATATCAATAGGAATGTCTGACATTATGTTTGAATGCATTCTAGTCAAAGTTGGACCCGAAGCTATCATATCCATCAGACCCTCAAGGATTGGATGAGATAAATCTAGCCTATTATTCAGTTCCATTGTGTTATCATCTGGTTCCATCATTGTATCAATGCTTTCAATCACTTTATCCATTAAATGTTCCATTTGTGAGGCCATATCATTCATTTGACTATATATGCTTAGCATGAAATCAGGAGTTGTTTCTGGTTGCAAGGGTTCTGCTTGTGTCCTTTGTAATAATGGTTTTATTAGTCTCCTTCTCCTTACTGTGTTCATCCATAAATTATGAACCCATCTCTTGAATTCCTCTGGGTCAACATCTCTTATACTACTCTTGACAGCCTCTTCTTGATCACTCAGTGCACCTATATTTGTAAGAATAGTTGCCATTGATGTTGGGCTATCTTCTTTTCTTGAAGATCTCCATAGCACCCAGTCCCATAGCCACTCAGGCCATTCCAAGCGACCCTGTGCAACAAAATCTCTTATCATGGTGTCACCAGCTCTCATGTTCACAACATTGGAACCTAGTCCAATAGATAAGATTGTCACATTTGATGTCCTATTTCCAACCTTACTTGGCATCAAGGCCTTTAATCTCAATGCATTATGGTCAAGATCCAATCTAATGTTCATAGGGTTTCTGTCTTGATAGAATAATAACTTTTCATCTAAAACTAATGGACATGCTGTCTCTGATGATCCAGTCCTACTAAAATTAAGCACTTTACCAATTATCTGTGCTCCCTTCTCTAATTTTTCCTCAACCCATATGCTATTATCGACATCATTTTGAGAACACCATTCACGTAAATAATTATAGAACGTATCCTTCTCATGTTTGCTTACACAAATTTTTGAAATATAGGTAGTATCTTTCTTAGTGTTTACATGTATGTTAACAACAACATCATCAAACCGACCAACCCAAACTCCTGGTCCTTCATATCTACCATTCATGAACTTCTGAGCCACTTCATAATATCCATAACACCCAATTCTTAGGTTTGCTATTTTATCCACGATCATTGGAAATGCAGATCTTGACTCTTGAATTGCCTCTTTTAATCTATCTATGGTACATAAATCTACAGGATTTCTCATAAAAACATTTATGAGATTTGTCCCCTTCTTAGATACCAAGAATAAGTATAGATCATCTTCATCAGGCACATAGAGCTTCAACAATTCATCTAAATATACGTCATAATCAAAACTGAAACACTTTTGAGCATACAATATTTGCTCCTCATCTAAATCCTCATCATCATTATCAAAAACGAAACTAGTGTGCTCATCTTCAGAGATGGATTTACTCTTAACCCATATATCTCTACAAGCATTTATGACTTCATTCTTTGTGTATAATGGGCTACAGATCATTTCAGTCTGATCCAACAATAATTCCTTGAGAACAGATAACCTAGTTCTTTTACTTCTTGTCATATTATAATTTGTTATGATATCATCACATGATATCAGGAGATCAGATACATAGGCAAGCTTCTTTTGTTGGTTAAGAGGTGTAGCTCCAATCATTGAGGAAATGTGCAAGAGGGTCTCATACGAATTGGCTATCTCCTTGGCAGTCTCATCTTCAATTGCTTTAAATGATGCACAGTTTGATGCATTATCTCTTATCAACGTTGTCATTGTGGTCACACCAAAGTGACTCTTAACCCCACTTCCTAAAATAACCACTGATCGCACTTCCTGTGCTCTTCTAGCAATGAATGTTCTTAATTGTATTTGATCAATGAATGGGCTTGCTTCTAATGTCTCCACACAGGTGTCTCTAAGCCATTTAATCTTAGATTTTATCCTAGTCCATTCAAGCTCAAGAACTTCGATAATATCAGATCTACGAGGCTTATTCCACCATTTCCATCTTACTAAATCTTCAAGTCTCAGATTGTTCATGTTTTCTGCCCCAGAGATTATTATTTTAGTTGTAGACCTTCCCCTCATAGTTCTCATAGGACATAACAATTTGAAGCTTAATGCACTTGACTGAAGGTTTTGATGTATAGTGATATAATCTGATAACATTGGAAAGAAGAACAGCTCTTCTTCAGGGCTCATTGTTTTTTGTATAGGAGGACTGTTCTCCAACACATTGACAGCATAGTCAAAAGTCCCATTTTGATTAATTCTAATAGCAATGATGTCTTCCACAGTGTTCACAAATATTTCTTCTTCTTTCACTCCGCACATGACTACATTGACTGAGAAAAAACTGGCACATTTCCTGATCCAGTCTTCTTCATTATAAATTGGCCCGAATAAGTTCAATATCGCTTTTCTAAATGTATTGATTGATTCATTATTGCCATCAAGGAGTTCATTCTTTAGATCATGATGCAAAAAACTTATGAACACCTGTAATATCTTATCTATTGAAATTGTTCCCTGAGGCTGCCATTTATGAAAGCTTAAGATGACTTTGTTCAGTTCTATGACATTTGTATCAATGTAATCTCTTAATTCTATGTTTGATTGTGCAGCTTCCCAACATAAAGTGGTTTTGCTCACTATATTCTCTCCTTTGTTTGACCCAACATAGCTAATGTTGGAAGAGAAGACTGCCCTAGTTAAAGCATATACAGACTGTGATATAGTTCTTGTCAAATAATTGCTTTTAACCACTGAGTTACGGAATCCAGGACTTGAAACTTTAACTCTCATCTTTTGTTGCAATTCTTCCTTGTTTTCGGGGCTTCTGTATAAGAGATAGGGATTTTCATTTATTTTTTGAATCCATTCTGAGTCCATACCAAGTCTTTCTGTCAATTGATCATATCTCTTTCTATCTCCTCCTGTTCTCAAAGACAGCTTAGTGAAAGTGCTAATAGAGATAGTTTCTAAGGTTATTGCTTTTTTGTCAATAGTCTTATCTCTATATTCCATACTGAGCATTTTACTATATTTTAATCCTAATGGTGTCTTTGAGCATAGAAGCCATAAGTTGTAATCAAAATCAGTGACGCCAGCAGCTAATGGGTGGCTTAAGGGGAAGAATCCTAGAGCAGGATCGGGGATAGAGCATAATCTTTTACCCATAAGGGGCCAAGCATCAGAAACAGTTGATCCCATGCTCCTATAATGTAATAATGCTGATGCCAGCTCATACATTGCAGTAGCAAGTATTGCTCCCCCTCCGCGATTTATATCAGTCAATGATGTATGTGTTTCTCTCATTCGGTCTACAAATGTATCTTGATCTGAGAGCATTATGGCTGAATTAACCCATCTGAAAGTTGGCCTATGGATCCCATACAAGAAGAAGAACTCTGAATTGAATTCTAAACAGTGATACATCATTGAGGTGGTTTTTATGGAATCATATATTCCAAGTTTTAGGCCCCATTTAGCTTTCAATTTAAACATACTTGAAACAATGACTCTGTTTAATGCGTGTTGATCCTTATCCTCAGAATTTTGTATTGATACTATCATGGCACTATCATCTGAGCTCTGCATACAATTAATAATTATTCTTTGTGAAACACCCATCAAAAGCCTTGGAATATGTGTACTAAAAGTCTTATTCAAGAACTCCTGATATAAAGTGTGATATAATGAAGAGGTGTAATGCAGAATTCCTTGCATCATTCCTGTTGTTGTTTCGATGTATGTTGAGCCTGGCTTCATCCACGGAACACTGATTCTACCCAAATAAGCATCCCTAACTTGGTCAAGTATTTCATCATACAGTTTTGTATCCCTGTGTGAATCAAAGAATTCTATCAATGTCAAAGGAATCATTATTTTCTTATGGTGCCATAGCTGGAGTATCTTTATTATGGTTCCATGCATATAGGTTGGTGTTAACTGAATCAACATTAACATAAATTTAGAGACATGATGACCCTGGTTCCACTTCTTTGCATCTGCACTTACGGCAAAAGTTGAAAAGGACTTTGCAAAAGTTCTCTTAGACTCCTCATAATGCCGCCTCGGTATGTCAAATTTATTTTTGGGATGAACCATAGTTTCTGAGGGAAAGAATAATGAGATAGCTTTTGACATACTCTCTATTACTTTCTGCACAATTCTTGAGGGCAAGTCCAGAACATAAATCTCTCTAAGTCCTCCATGCTGATTCTTTTTAAAAATGCAAACATGAAGACCTTTGTGTTTATATAAATCACCCAGTGCTTGTGATAATAAGTGCATAATCTTAGTACAATCCGGATTTTTATTCTCTTCAAGATATTCTACTAATTTCTCCACAACTTTTGCCCTTTTGTATTTCATCTTGTTTGAATAAACATACCACATCTCTCCAAAATTAGAGGATGCCTTTAAAGTTGCAAACTCTTCCAATAATTCTCTGGATAAATACCTGAGAATGCTGTCTTCTATCAATTTTTTTGGATCTTGACCATGTCTAGTTTTTAACAAATGTAATGCATTGGCACAAATTAGTTTAACAAATTTTGGACTATACTCAAGTTCTTTGAAATCAGTTGGTTCATCAATTCCAAGCCTGCTCTCATCTAAGAATTTTGCCTTTGTTTCCCAACCCATTATTTTTTGTATCATCTGTCCAACAGCATTATCCTCTGCTGATGTGTCTTTATTATGTAGGTAACCTAGGTACATCAAGTTTAACATTTGGTCTTGATCAGTTAAATCATCCAATTCATCTTTACCAAGGAAAGGATTCTTTAGCCCCTTCATTATAAAGTTGTTATGCTCAACACTCACTGTGGTTTTATTCCTTTTAACATTGTCAATGAGCAAGATAGATCGTTTGACCATATGCAACTCTAATCTGTCTTTGAAATAAAGTGGAAATTTTTCAAACATCTTCTCTGGCCTAGGCACTTCAGGGGAACTGCTAAAAGCTTCCATATAAATATATCTCATATTTGTAATAACTTCTTCTACATAATGCTTGTCATTTAATGCTAATATGATACAGAACCATAGCATTTTATAAACCCTTGAATCTTTCTTGAACAAATCTAAGACAGGCTTATCAAACCAAAAGACTTGATAAAACTCCAACCAAAAGACAAATAAGGCAAGTGCTAGGGATTCTAATCTAATCCAGTTTTGTAATCTTCCCAAATCTAATGATATAAAATCAGTAATATAGTAGTCACCATGAAGGCTAGCATTTTTGAAGAGAGTGTTATCAGTCATCTCATAATCCTTGGATTTAAACCTTAAAGAAAAGAAAATCTTTGAGTTAAGATTTGTTGGCTTAATAAGCATATCGACAGGATGGTGCTTTAGAGGTTTCATAATGTACTCATCTTTCTGACAATTTTGAGGTAACGAAACTGCAATTTCTGTCCCTATGTCAGATATCAGACTGCAATATCTTCCAATTTTTGTTCTAAGGAATTCAAAACTTAAGTCTCTAAGAGTTTTGGAATCTTCAAAGTTATGAACATCTTGTGCTCTTTTAATAATGCTATTTAGAGAGAAATCTCTAACCAATGGTTCTAGTAATTGTGATTCAATTGAAATGCACTCATGATCGATAAAGTTTTGAATATCATCAGTATTTGTATATTTAGAGAAAGGTGCAGATTTGGCTTTCCTATAGGCTTGAACTCTTATATCTTGCTTATATTTAGAAGCCTGCACCCCAAGTTTGGCTAAGTCAATTGAATCATTGATAGACAACTTCACTTTAACCCTTTTGAATTTTGATCTCAGAGGTTTTAATTTCTCAGTTGTCCAAAATTGATCTTTTGGTTCAATGTGGGCTAATGCTATTTCACCATCAAGTGTAATATCATCAGTATTATAATGTCTGTCAAAACAGGCTTGAATCCATGCATTTAATGTGGCATCATCAGAATCAATCACAGTACTCAAAAAGTCATCCCTCCTCAAGTCTTCACTCATTAAAATTTCACTATTTGGAATCTGGATGAGTAATGGTACCTGAACGACTGCCTTCATGTCACTCCTAGTATCTATATCAGGCACTGATTCCCAGTAGCTTTGTGTCATCTCGCTTATTAATTTTGAATTATAACTATCCATTTCACCACTCTTGTTAAGATCTGATATCTTAATCAAATTTTCACTAACTTCCATTATAACATCAGGAAGATCTTTTAACAAATTCTCCTCATAAGTTGCAAGCTCAATAGGATTCATGGTCTCTTTGAAGGAATTGATATGATCCATTGTAATAGGTTTTAACAAATTATTCTCCCAATTTATAGAGTTTGCAGATAAAAGATTTCTTATCTCACTAATGGCTTTGTCTTCTTCAATTGAGTCCTTAACAAGATTCATCTCCCTCAACAAGTTGTACATCTTTCTGCTAACTCTATACCGATAAACTAATTCATTTATGAATTTTGAATTCATACTTGGAGAATTATGGTTGATTCCATGCTCATTTACAACAAGGACTACATACTCAATTGAACAATTATAAGTTTCTGATTTGGATTTTAATGGTCTCATGTACTTTTCCATCTTTTCTTCGAAATAAGATTTGGCAGACCCCATTGTTGTACCAAATTCTGAAACAAGCACTCTAATTCCACCATTACTAATATTAGACACATACAGGAAATCAGGAGACATATTATCACCAACACCATTAATCAGTCCAACATCCATGAATTTAACATCATCAGTTCCAAATATTGAAAATGTAAACTCATGGCACACTTTGCTCATATTTGCTGTGCTTATAATATATTTTGTTTCATTGTTATCCTCACCATAAATTGAATCTCCAATGACTGAGTCACAATTTGGTGCTGTCTTGATTGTGAAAACTATTTGTTCTCTTTCATTATCAATGTCCATCTCAACTTCCGGAAGATCACGATCAATTGTTGCATCACTAATTTTCATTGGTAATGAGTGAACCCCTTTAGACGTTTTATTCATTGAAAACAGTGCAGTGGGGTTTAGATAAGCTTGTTCAAATGCCATATCATAAGCTTTTATGAATGGTATCTCTTTCCTATCCTTTGCTACTTTGTTCTGTGGCAGTCTAGCTAGTATTTCATCATTCAACATTACATTATTACGGAATCTTGCCATGTAAGTGTAAGAATGATGCTTCTCCATTGTGACTATTGACAACACAGGAGAATTAACAGAACCACTCTGATTTACTGAGAACAACAATCCAAGGCAGCTTTCTGCAATTCTACTTTCTGCTGCAAGTGGATCACGGCTAGAGTAGAACTTGATGCAGACTTTGAATCTCTGGGAGAATAATAAAGAGATAGCTAGTATTGACATTGTGCTGTAGTCTAAGCCTGGGTAAAGCCTAGCACAAATTTCATTAAGATATGACTTAGTATCCTTATATTCATTGAAGTAGTTTTTTGTCATTCTCTCATGACCCAGTCCAACACACAATTGCATTAAAAAATCATCAGAACCATCAGGTTGTAAAGCAGACAAGGGCATAAGATAGACTCTACCACCTACTGATAGTGAAGGACAGTAATACAATGCTCTCCCATCATACATGACCAAGTGTAGATTTTGAGTGGTGAAAGAAATATTAGATATCACTTTTATAGATCCATTATATAAAATCTTAAATTTTGGATCATGCAAAATCCAATTTATAGCAGTCCAGCTATTAGGATTCTTAAGACCCATGTCATTTGATATATCTTCAGTGGCTCTAATGTTTTCTTGAGTCAATCTTAACTGGGGAACAACAGATGCTGCCCTTAAAACAAAATTAGCACAATAAGCTGTTTCCATAAAACTCTCTGGTTTTACAATTTTCTCCATCCTATTCTTTACTAGACCAAGCCTCTTATATATATCATTTTGCAAATTGGCAGTTATTCCACTCTTGCTCATCATTATTGAACCATTAGATATTTTAGTCAACTTGATCTGACCAGAATATTTTCTGCCATAGCTCTTTAGATCTGGTATTTCGGAATCAATCCGTAAATCAAATATAACTGATAACAACTCTACATCATCTGAATTCAATTCCTTCTTGAATAGTTGATCTATTAGAGTCTTACCTCTAAGGGTGTCTAGATATGGTAAGTGAGGTATGATGTCATTCACAAACTCATTCACCTGTATGAATTTGTCTTTTAAAATCAAATTCAAAAAAGATTCATAAAATTTTTCTTTATCCTTATTCATGGC